CTGCTGACTCTGATGAAGATGATGCTCTGTCCTACTTCCAGAAACTTGCTGAAGAGTGATGAGATATAATCAGTTGTGCTTAACCTTATTGGTTATCGCAGCATATATTAATCTACTGAAATAATCTAATATTATCCCCACGCTTCATGGATTCAGTCACATACTGACTGGATCCTTTTTTGTATGTCATAATAATCTCTAGGTCATCAAGAGCAATATTTAAATACTTTCCTTTCAGAATCCAAATATTTCTTCTTTCTGTTTGAATATCATTTTCGTAATCAAGATTAGTTACTTCTTTTACTGGATTGGTTGAGTATGCAGTAGAGTTATCTTGATATTTGAAATTAAAATCGGAAGGGACGTTAAGACCTCCCTTTAAAATGGATACTCCAGTGCTATCTTTTATCTCAATAGTTTCGTAATGATGAGTATCATTAATTTTATCGTAAGTTCCATACTTATCTAATAAGTATTGATCAAAGTTGTATTGAGTCATTGGCCATTCTGTTTGAATGTTAATAATATTATTTGCTGCTAACACTAACCAATCAAGATTAGATTCGCCGTATACTTTAAATGCAACGTTATCAGGTCTATCATTACCTTCAACTTGATATTTAGTGAACACTGTCAAGTCTTGAAATAGATCTTCCCTAAGACCACCCTTTTTAAATAAATTTTTTACTGGAATATAATCTGATATGTTAGCATCAGGAAGTCTGCTAACATAATCGAGATTAGGAACTTTGTTGAAGTAATTTGACATCTTAGAATCCGATTTCTATTTCATTACCACTACCATACTCATCATTAAATATTGGTTCAAGTTCTTTCATCTGCATTGATATTTTATATGCAGTCATAAAACCATCTTTAAGTGTTGAATAATTTGCTTGAGGAGTGTAATCAACATTGAAGTTTGTCATCGCACACTCTTTCATCTTTCCTATGTAGGGATGATCGTTTTGACCGTCACCATTGAGAATATAATGAACTTGAAATACATGTGGAGATAGTAAGAACAGATTTGATTCTGATCTAATTGCCGCCATCCCTTGCTTAAAGAATTTAATAATTTTAATAATTTCTTCTGCTTCTTTCTGACTTCTAGGTGTGAGGTCAAAACTAAATTGAAATCCTCTAAGAACAGGTTTGTCAAATAATAATTCAAGGTTAGGATTAAAAATCAGACCAGTTGATCTGGTCATTAAATTTTTAACTCCAACTGCTTTACCAGCAAAGGTTTCTTTGATTGCTTTCTGCACTACCTCAGAATTATTTCCCAATCTTCCTACAATTGCATCTGCTGCATCTGTTCCACTTTCACCGCTTGTTCCAAGTATACCTCTTGCTAAAGCTCCTGCTTGAATTGCCACCTCATCCATCGTATTGCCTGCCCAATCGCAACCATTTTCATCTTTAATACCACCTGGTATGGGTAAACTTATGGATCCGAGTATAGTTCTACCAGATGGTTTTCCGTTTGGTCCTACTCTTGCACGATCAGCAAAACCAAATCCTCCACCGCTAGCACCACCACCAACTTTCTTTGGTTTATACTCTAAAAGAGTAAACTTCATAAAGTCTTGAGATTGATTTCTATCTAATGGGTAACTATAATCGCCAAAAGATCCAGGACCTTTTCTTGTATTAGTTCTTGCCTGAGCAACTTCACTGTTTATTAACGCTTCTGCCTCTTTATTTACTATATCAATACCTTGTTCTGCTGCTTGAGCCGCAGAATCTTCTGCAGATTGATTTGGATCTGTTAACGCTGTTGTGCGATCTGGATCCATCAACTCTTCTGTTCTGAGTTTTGCAGTTGTCTCATCAACTCCTAATTTTTTCTGTGCCCTTATAGCAGTATTTTTTGCTTCTTGAGCTAACTGTTTTTGACCTTCATCACTTAAAAATTTTTTAGCAGCATCCCCTTCAAATACATCACTAAATCCATCGGGAAACAATCCACCTAAAACACCTAAAGTAGTGCCTTCATGGGGAACAAAATCCTCTCCAGGTTTTTTAGTTCCCAACTTAATGTCATTAAGAACTCCCAGAGGATTTACCCTGTCCTCGTAATAAGTTGCTTCTCCAGTTTTAGCGTCAACGACAGCATAAACCTTTTTACCCGCAATCTCAAAGGTATTGTCGCTGCCTTTCCCTCCGTATGTATCGGCCATTACGCACTATCTTTTTATCTATTTAGCACAAATTTTCCATATTGTATGGAGTTTAACTCATCAAGTTCATCTCTCTGTACGATATAAACTTGACCATTAATTTCATCCCAGGTATACTGTCTATACTTTCTCCAATGAAAGTTAAACCCACGGAATCCCCATTGGAATAGTTCTGTTACCAGAACTAAAGGATGCTGATCGTATCTTATTCTGGGAGTTTTTGCTTGGTATAAAAATGTGCAGAGAGTTCCAGGATCAGGGACAGGAGTAACGGTATCATTGAGAGCATCCATGATCAGTATCATCTGATCTTCAGTGTCCATGGTCTCATTTAATTTTGTGAGTATGGGTTCGATACGGTTCATCTGATTCCGAGTTCTTTCTCTGTGATTATTTTGAATTCAATTCTTCTATCAGCACAGAACTCAACAGCAGCTTTCCATTTTGCTTGGTTGACTGCATAGGTTGTACATTCACGTATCAAAGTTTTCTTTTGCTTTTTACCTGGCACTGGTGGTAGAGTTTCTCTTTTTGGTTTTACTTCTACCACGTAAGTTTTAATTGTGCCTGTACTCTCCTTGACTTTAATAATAAAGTCTGGGTAATACTTATGAACTCGTCGATCGACTGGAGACACATATGGAATGTAAAACTCCTCACTACCCCACTCAAGAATATTTTCGTTTAGATCACAGTAACGACAAAACTTTCGCTCCCAACTACTACGGCAGATGATGTTTTCAACATTACCTTTATATTTCTTTGGATGCGAAGGTTTGTATTTACTTTTTATGCTTTCTCCCATACATAGTATATAAGGTAAAAAACTATTTATAGATGCCTAGCGTAAAAACAGTTGATGATATTAAGTCATCAATACTAAGACCATCAATAACATCACATTTTCTAGTAGAGTTTGCTTTGCCCTCTGGGGGAGCAACGGGAGCTGATGCTTTCACTCAGAAACTTAAGTCTGCTGGTATTACATTTGGTACTAGTCAAGAAACCCTGAACTTACTCTGCTCTGAGGCAGTTCTACCAGGATCTAGTATTGCGACTATGGAGATTAATAATGATCATACGGGTGTGACTGAAAGGCACGCACATAGAAGATTCTTTGATGATAGAATTGACTTTACTTTTTATGTTGATGTGGAAAATTATCTACCTATCATATTCTTTGAGACTTGGATTGACTTTATAACTGGAGCAGGAACCACTGGAGACTTTGTATCTGCTGATCGCAACACCCTTGGTAGTAAAAACTATTACTATAGAATGAATTATGCAGATGATTATACTGCTGATAGAGGACTCAAAGTATATAAGTTTGAGAAGGATTATGGGAAAAAGGCTAAAAGTCCACTAAACAATCCTCAATGGAATCCCACTGGACAATATCTAGAGTATGAATTTTACAGGTCATTCCCAATATCAATTAATTCAATGCCAGTCTCTTATGAGGCAGCAAATCTTTTGAAGTGTACTGTGTCTATGAATTATATTCGCTATACTGTTAGAAGGTCTGGTGATCCTAGCATTGCTTCAGATTCTCCAACAGAATCATCTCAAACTCCTCCAGCAGCATCGCCAGTACAAAAAATTCAAACCGCACAAAACGCTAGTGCATCACTAGGTGGTAGCACTAACGGACCTGGGACTCAATTCGCTGATCGAGATAGTGCTAGTGGAGGTAGTTCTGTAAATGATGGACCATTATTACTTCCTGATGGAAGCCCTGCTTATGATTCAAGTGGAAGACTACGTTCCATGTTTTAATTTTTAAACACGCACTAAATAATCATACTGAAATAATACTTATAGGATATTATGCCTTTACCAAAGATTGCTACACCAACATATGAACTTGAGTTGCCATCGACAGGAGAACCAATTCAATATAGACCTTTCCTTGTAAAAGAGGAAAAGATTTTAGTCATTGCTCTGGAGAGTGAAGATACCAAACAGATTACTACTGCCATCAAAGGTGTTATTAAGAACTGTATTAAGACAAAAGGCATCAAAGTAGAACAACTCCCTACATTTGATATTGAATTCCTCTTCCTAAACATTCGTGGTAAGTCTGTTGGTGAAGAGATTGAACTCAATATTGTTTGTCCTGATGATGGTGAAACTGAAGTTCCTGTCTCAATTAATATTGATGACATTAAAATTCAGAAAGATGAAGAACATGATAATAAGATTAAGATTGGTGATGACTTGATGATGGTAATGAAGTATCCTTCTTTGGAACAATTTATCAAAAACAACTTTGACTTTGAAGATAAGAATGCGATGGACCAATCATTTGATTTGATTGCAAGCTGTATTGAATCTATTTGTAGTGAAGAAGAAGTATGGGCAGCAGGAGATTGTACCAAGAAAGAAATCAATGAGTTCCTTGAGTCTATGAACTCGTCTCAGTTCAAAGGTATTGAGAAGTTCTTTGAGACAATGCCTAAGTTATCGCATACTGTTTCTGTGACTAATCCTGCTACTAAAGTTAAGAGTGATGTTGTACTTGAGGGATTAGCGTCTTTTTTCGCGTAGGCATGGTTCATATGAACCTTGAATCATACCTCAGGTTAAATTTTTCGTTGATTCAGTATCATAAATACTCATTAACGGAGATTGAAAATATGATACCATGGGAACGTGATATCTACGTCGCTTTATTACAACAACATCTTGAAGAAGAAAAACTAAAGCATCAGCAATCGAATGGCATCTAGGACTAGCACCGATCCACTAGAAATACTTTTAGAGATGGGTGTTGACCTAGATAACCTCTCTGAGGATGAGGATTATCTTAGTGCCTTAAAAGAAGCAGTTGCCACCATTGAATTTCAAACCAAAGGAAAGGGTGATGCTCGTAGTACGGTTCTCAGGCAGGAAGTAGTAAAAGAAAGAAAAAGAAGAAAGTCAAGAGATACTAAATTCAACGCAAAGAAGACAAAAATATCTGCAGATACTTTTAAGAAAGGAACTGCATCAGAAGTACGCGAGAATGTAAAAACCGGAGTAATAGATCCGTCTAAATTAAAATTTGATTCGGTTGAGGTTGGACCAAAACCAAAAGCATTGCCCACTAGTGCGATAGTTTCCTATCAGGCACCTGAAGCAGAAGAAGATACTAAAGCGAAGACAAAGAAAAAAGAAAAACCAACAAATCTTTTAGAACAAATTGCTAAGTCGGTTACTAATATTGCCGATATACTTAAGGATCAATATAATTTAAAGAAGAAAGCGGGTGAGTTTGATAGAAAGAAAGCACAGAGAGATGCAAGAAAACTTAAGGAAAGTAATTTAGAGAAAGGATTCTCTGCATTATTTAAGACAGCACAAAAAATAATTGCACCTGTCAGAGGAATTTTTGATAAGATATTTGGTTTCATTGCAAACATATTAATTGGAAAGTTTCTAGTTAAACTGATAGGTTGGATATCTAAACCAGATAATCAGAATAAATTAAAAAATATAATACAATTTCTAGGTAAACATTGGCCTAAGTTATTATCATTATATCTTGTATTTGGTACTGGACTAGGAAGATTTATCTTTAGTCTTACTAAGACTTTAATTAGTGGAGCAGTAAAACTTACTGTTGCTATTGCAAAACTTTTAGCAGCAAAAAAACTAGTTGGTGGTCTGGGTGCCAGAAAATTTGCACGACTACTTGGTGGTAAAAAAGGAAAACTTTTAGCTGCTGGGCTCACAACTGCATTGACAGTTGGAGGTACTTATGCTGCTACTAGTGCATTAGCAGGTGGTGGTGGAGAAACCCAAACACAAGGATTCTCTGGTGGTGGATTAGCGAAACCACCAAAAGTAGAACCACTTCCTAAAAATACAGAGAGAAACCAGGGAATGTCTGGTGCTCAGAAGGGCATGGCATTTGGATCTTTATTTGGTCCACTTGGAATGGCTGCCGGTGCTGGTATCGGTTCTTTGTTTGATAATTTTGGCAATAAAAAAGACGACACTGTAAAACTATCTTCTCCTGCAAAAGTAGAACTTGAAGTTCCATCTGGAACTGGAACTGACGGTGAGGTAGATGGTCCTGGTGGAACTGATAAAGTACCAGCAATGCTTACTGCTGGTGAGTTTGTTATGTCCCGTGGTGCCGTACAAAAGTATGGTGTTAAAGCACTCGAAGGAATGAACGCTGCTGGTGGAGGAACTAATCTACCAAAAATAGTGAAGAATAAAGTTTATGCTGCAGGTGGTGGATATATTGGTGGAGAAGGTGGTCCTGAGAAAATGAGTCCCCTACAGAGAATGAATACGCATTTTGGGGATCTTCCTATTATTGGGGATGTTATAAGAACTGTTTTAGCATACGAAGACAAGGCAAATTATCGTGGTGTTGATCAAAGATACCGTGATATGATGGGTCTCCCGCCTGGTCAAAAACCTGGTGGAGAAGGTGGACCTTACACTGATCCTATAATAAACATGGGAGTCACTGTACAGAGGCAACTGGAGAACAGACTTGTACATTTGATTCACCAAGCAGAGCAAATAATTCCAAGAATAGAAACAGCATTAGTTGGTATTGCAGTAGGATCGCAAGCACTGGCGCAACAGACACAGTTAACACTAGAACAAACAGCGATTGGTGCATATCGGCAAAGTGAACAATTTGCTACTGGACTTGCAAATGCAGGGCAACAAGTCGCTAATGATGTAGTTAATTATTATGAAAGTGGTGATATGCAACGACAGATAGAGAAAACTGGTAGAGGTATTTTTGATACAACGATGTCTGCTGGTGAGTATCTTAAGGAGGGAGCAACTTCTGCGGTTGCTGGCACTTTTGATGGTCTGTCTGCTGTTGCTTCAAGTGAACCTTATACGAAAATGACAGAAATAACTGCTAGAGTTAATAATGATAATATAAAAGCTATGGATGGTATAGTTGATTCTCTACCTGAAGGTTCTCCTATACAGGACATGGTTGATAAGGGATTAATCCCTATTCCAACTGGTAGTCCCGGTATGATGAGGAACATGACCTTTGTTAAGGCAATGTTGGGTCCTCTTGGAACACCATTTAAGATTATGAGTAACCCTGAAGTTGATAGGATGCGTCAACTTACTATTGATAAAACTTTAGAAAAATCTGGATTGGTTATGGGTAAGGATGGTGAAGTTAAAATGAACTGGAACCAAGAGGATATTAATAAAGGGAGAGCAGGTGGTGGCGCGTATACTGATGATCTTGGACCAGGTGGTAAAGCATTTAACTCTATTCTAGGAAGATTTACTGCATCTACTAAAGATGGTGGGAACGTTTTGTATACTGATGATAGGTATAACTTTAATAAGTCTACGGCAGAATATTTACAGAATGCAAAAGAACAAATGCTAGGTGGCGCTTTTGGTGAGGCAGCATATTTTGGTGCAGCTGCGTTGGGTAAGTTTGCAGAGGACATTGGTTGGTTGAACCAGAGAGCACTTGGTAGTAGAATTGCAGTTGGTGAGGTAGATAGAGATGATACAAGGATTACAGGATCAGCAAAACCAACAACTGCTACACCCAACGTTGCAGCAGCAGTAAAGCAATTTGAAGGTGGTAATTATGATGCTGCAACTACATCATTAGGTGGTGATCCATCTAAACCAGAACCAATACCTCAACTAGCAGCGCCATCACCAAAACCAGGAAAACCAAAGAGAGAATGGTATGATCCTCGCGGATGGGTTGGTATGAACCAAGGTGGTATGGTTTCAGATGGTAATCTAAAAATGGGTACAAACACTCCAAGATTTAGTTCTCCCGAAGCACCGATGCAAGCTAAGGTGTCAGTCATTAGAATACCAAAAACAAAATCTAATGATAGTCTTCCAGCACCACGCGGAGGATCTAGAACTCCTGATATCAATGCTGGTAAT